GAAAATTTATTGGCACCACCTCAGGATCAGACTCTATCTTAGCGATAATCTTATTAATCTGCTCAATCTCCAGATCAATGAGATCATCCATTAACCGCTGTGCCTTTTGGACGACCTCCGCCATTTTTTCAAAATCAAATGCGGCAGCAACAGTGTATGGGTCCCTTACGAGGGAGCGCAGGTTAATCAACATCAATCGACAGCTGTCATACGGAGACAGAACTATCTCACCGCATGGATTTGTTGACGTTGTCGCGAAGCCCTCATCGGCATAAATGTCAGCAGGAGAATTTCGCTTAACGTTATCCCAGAAAAGGAGGCCTGGTTCAGCGCATGTATGAGCTGACTCAATTATATCATGCCACAAGCTCGAAGCATCAATCATCTCCGAAATAATATGATCAGCATCAATATCAACTGGAAAGCGCAGTTCAAACTGCTGCTCCGCACTGACAGCATTAAGAAATTCATCTGTAAGCCGTATACTAATATTAGCGCCGGTCACTCGTGTCAGTTCTCTCTTGATTCTTATGAAGTCTCGAATTTGGGGATGATGAACCGAGATTGTTAGCATAAGGGCTCCTCGGCGGCCGCCCTGGGCAACCTCGCGACAGGAATTGGAGTACCTGTCCATAAAGACCTCAATCCCGTCAGTCGTTCGGGCTGCATTCGCCGTCGTCAGACCCTTAGGTCGGATGGTCGAAATGTCAAACCCAATACCTCCGCGGCGTTTTGCAATCTGAACCAGCTCCTGATCTGTCTTTAAAATTCCCCCGTATGAATCAGCAGGGGAGTCGATCACGAAGCAATTGGATAGTGACTGTATCTGATAAGGATTTCCAATGCCTGCCATAGGCGAACCCTGCGGCACGACAAAACCAAAGTTCCTGAAAAGTTGATAGATCTCGTCAGACGTCAACGGATTGGGATATTTCTCCTCAATTCGGGCGAACTCCTTCGCCATTCGACGGTGCATGTCGTCAGGGGTCGCCTCAAGAATATCTCCATCATTGTCTGTCAGCGCATATTTCTTAGCAAAAACAGCTGCTGCCAAGGTATCGCCTTTAAAATATTCGAGAGACTGCCTAAAAACATTTTCATAATCCACCGTTACACCTCATTCGCTAATTTTTCTAACTTCCTTGACCTCTTTCCACTTTTGGCGTAGGAGATCCTTCATAGATTTTTCCTGATCTTGGCGTGAAAATTCTATGTCTTGAATATCATTATCTGTTAGTACACTTATCCTAGACTGCGTTGTGTCTATTTTCACGGGTAAAATCAAGCCATCCCGACCGGCGCGATTCTTTGCAATAAAAAGCCTACCCGCACCGTGAGCTTTTTCATGCGATTTTCTAGAAAGTGACAATACAACATCAGCTACCATTGCCTTTCCATATGCCTCCGACATGTTCTCAAGGCCGACAACATCATTCTGTGCCGATGACCTATTAGCTTGGGACGCGGTCCAAACAGGAATATGTAATTCGCCGGCGAGGTTTCTCAACTCCTCATATATCATTTTTAGCTCGTGTCGCAACGTCTCAAACTTTCTAGTTGCACGCATGATGTCAGCGTAATCAATGATAATCATATCGGGTTTAAAATTCCTTAATAATAATTTTTCAATATGATTTCGAATTGTTATAACTGAAGCTGACCCGGTCGGATATTCCTTGATCACAAGCTGGCCGAGATCAATATTATTATATTTCTCTAGAACCTCCTGTTTCCTTTCAATCAGATCATTAATAGGAATTTCACATATGTTAGAATCATATCGCAGTCCGGTGGCAATCTCAGACAGCTCAAAGGTATAATGAACTACATTTTTTTCATTTAAAAGTGCCGTGGCACCAACCTGAACTAAAAAGTGGGACTTTCCCACCCCGGTATTCGCGACGATCACACCCAGCTCTCCCTTCGCAAGGCCTCCGTTAAGAATATATTGATCATCCAATTCAGCAATTCCAGTGGGAGATGCCATCCTTGAGACATTGACAAGTCGCGATTCGACGTCCTCCATAAATTGATGACCTATAGAGGGTGTAGACCCTACTGTCAATGCCTCTCGAATAATATTGAGTACGTCGCCATCTTGGTCAGTAGCGATCATGTCAACCGCCTTCTCCAGTGCCTCCCTCATTGCCTGCTTTCGACAAAAGTCAAGGGACTTATCCTTCACATACGCAATATCACCCATGTCGGGATTGAGTTTAATCCGCTGGAGGAAATCAACTATCTTATCCCGAAGCAGGACATCCGTTCCTTCACGGAGGTCATCCCGAATAATTGTAACCAGAAGCTGAAGTGTAGGGAATGTCTTATACTTCTTGTGGTAGTCAAAATATCGCTGTCCCAGGAATCGAAGATACTTCATGTCGAAGTATTCGACTCGAATAACCTCAGACATCTGCTCCGCCCAGCGGTGATCGGTCAGCAGGGCCTGCACTATCTTCTCTTGGAAGGATGTCCCGTGCTCCGCAAATGTAGGCGTGCTCACTGCATTACCACCTAATCGTTGCTAGCGGAAAGAAAAATTGATCCACATCAAACTGGTTCATGCCACAGGCAATAATTTTTCTCATGAACTCCATCTTATCACATGTCGGTTCATAATTTTTGACTGTGGCCTCAATCCTGTTGATCTGTTCATAAGAAAGCAACCCCACATCAAGGTACATTAGCTTCCAATTTCTGGTTACTAGATTTTCGGACTCCAGCACACGGTTGTATAGCTTTATCTTGGAATCGCCCTGCTTCCTACAAAATTCTATCACCTCGCTAATAAGCACATCACGCTCTTCAGATAAAAATGGAAATCGCTTTGCAACTGTCTTAAAACCAGCACCCTTAACACCATCGATCGCGTCAGACCGGTCGCCGATAATTGCGCGGGCGAGACAAAAATTCTGTGCTGCTATGTTAAACTCCTCCAGTACGTCGGCATCAGTCGTCATTTTTTTACGTGTGACCGTACAGATAGTGGTATTATTGTCTAAAAGTTGATAAAAATCCCGATCGGATGAGAGGATTATTTTAGTGTCGTCCGCATGGACATACTTGCTTAAGTATGCAATTACATCATCGGCCTCGCAGTCAGGAACATATACCTGACAGACCGGTATGGAATTCAGGAGGTTTAGCACGTTCCTGATCTGGCGATTTCGACTCGCGTATGAGTCATCAATCTCCTGCTCAAAAAATTGATTCATCCGGAGAGGACGACGACGATTCTTGTACTCACTAAACAGGCTCCTGCGAAATGGGGATCCTCCCCCTTCCCACACGACATAAACCTTGCTAATGAAAAGCTTACGGATGGTCCACTGGAGGGTTCGAAGAAAGCCCACCACACCACCTATGTGGTATCCCTGGGTTGAGATTGATGGGTTGGCCTGGTAGTGCCTTACAAACAGTCCGTAGGCATCGACCAGAAGGATTCTTTCCTTACGACTATCATCCACGGTATCATTTATTCCGTACCATCGATAATCTGTTCGTTCAACATGTCATCGGTCTCGAGCGTCTTTACCATGACGTCCTTAATAAACTCATCCAAGTAGGGTCGGCACTCCTCATCATTCAGGACTTCATCAAACTCAGCCTTGAAAAATTTACGCTGGATGATTTCCTCGCCGGTGGCAGTGTTAACAACCGTAAATGTCTTCCACCCACCGGTCCCACTTATGGTGCTCTCATTTCCGTCGGCATCAATGAAGGAGCCGACTCGACGAAGAGCATCAAACAGCTGTTCATGCTCTTTAATGCCTATCCCAAAGTGGATCTCAAAGTGACATGTCCGGAACGGGGAGGCCACCTTGTTCTTAATCGTCTTGGCCGAGACGTGGATGCCAATGATGTCATCCTCCTTGTTCTTGAGCTTCTGACCGGCGCCCAGCTTAATTCTCACCGAGGCGTGGAATGGAATGGCCATTCCGCCAGGAGTCGTTGTGGGATCACCGTACATCACACCAATTTTAGTGCGGGTCTGGTTAAGGCAGACAAATGTAACGTTCTCTGCACCGATGACCTGAGTGATCTTCCTCATTCCCTTGGATATGGCACGGGCCTGTAGGCCGATAGACTCCTTATCATAGTCACCAAGAAGCTCCGCCTTCGGCGTGGAGGCTGCAACAGAGTCCCACAGGATGAGGATCGGCACATCGACGGAGATTGCCTTTGACTTCTTAATGGTGTTTTCAGCGATAGCAAACACCTCCTCGGTGCATGCCGTCTCCACAAACACGAATCTCCGCGCAACGTCGATTCCCAGTCGCCTGAGGTTCTCAATGGAGGTGGCATTCTCGGTATCAATGTACACGACAATACCGCCCATCTGCTGGGCACTCCTAGCGATCTGGATCGCGATGTGTGACTTACCGATGGAAGGCGGCCCAAATATCTCTATAATTCGGCCCTCTGGAATACCGCCGGCAGGTCGATTGGCAATGATATAATCTAGCT